ACAAGTTCCCCGGGCGGGTGGAGATAATCCTAGACGGCGACGATATGGAGGCGTAGCAAACAATGGGCTTCCAGAGGAATACCAAGTACTACACAGGCACGGTATTCGAATGGTCCTTGCCTACCGGCTGGACTTGCCCCCGCGCGCTGGGCTGTCTTGTCCGCGTGGATCGCAAGACCGGGAAAGCAGAAAACCTTTCGACCGACTACAAGTGTTACTCCGCGTCTGCGGAAAGGTTCCCCGGAGTCCGAGAGTCCAGGTGGGGGAATCTTGAAAGCCAGAAGAAGAGCGGGCTTCCTCAACTACCGGGTAAGGCTCACGCTGTGCGAGTTCATCCAGCAGGAGATTTTTACTCTCAAGCCTACTTTGACGCATGGATTGAATACTGCGAAAGATACCCAGATGTCGACTTCTGGGCCTACACGAAGTCCGTAGACCTTTGGATTAACCGGATGGACTCGATCCCCGAGAACCTGGTTCTGACCGCGAGTATGGGCGGACAGCTCGACTCGGCAGCTGTGGACCATGGACTGAGGACAGCCACAGTAGTTAGGGCTTCCGACCCCAGGGCTTTGTCCGGGCCAGTCGATACCAATGACGACCTGGCTAGGGTTCGCGGACCATCCTTCTTCCTGGTCAATAACTCAGACGAGCGCAAAGCGTCGAAGCGAAGGGTTCTCGCCTACCGCGAGACCGCTCGCTCGCATTCATAGGGTCAATTGTCGGCACCCGCCTCGTTGTCCATAGTACCCCGCGAGCCAGAGAAGTATGTAAAGACTGATAAGCAGATAGAGCATTCAAAGCTAATGGCGAAGCACGAGTTTGTCATGGCGGAGGGCGGCGCTCGATCCGGTAAAACATTCAACGCTTTGCGGCAGCAAATCGTCCGGGGCGTCCGAGTCCCCTCGCGGCACCTCGCGGCCCGGTCGCATTTGAATCACGCGCGTCAGGCTTTGGGACTGGATACTATCCCGAAAGTGTTCGAAGTATGCTTTCCCCGCCTACCGTATGAACACAACAAGAGCGACAACGTTTTTCGCTTCCCCACTAATCAGGGGGGCGACTCCGTCTCTGAGTTATGGCTGGGCGGCGTTGAGGACAACATCGACAAAGTACTCGGTAAGGAGTACAGCTCAATATTCCTGAACGAGTGTTCGCTGATCTCCTGGGATTCAGTCGAGACCCTGACTACTAGGCTCGCAGAGACGAGCGGCCTCAATCTCCGCTTCTTCTTCGACCAGAACCCGACGATCAGGACATGGTGGACCTACCGGCTATTCCACCAGGGCATGACCCCGGACAGGGAAGAGGTCCAATGGGACACAGCCGTCATATCCATGAACCCTGCGGACAATCTGGACAACTTAGACCCGCGCTATATTCAGATGTTGCAGCGACTACCAAAACGAAAGAGGCAGCGGTTTTGGGAGGGCCTCTACCTTGAAGCGGTAGAAGGTGCTCTGTGGACCGACGAGATGGTCAATCTGGCAAAGCTGCGGGAGCCAGGGGAAGTCGTCGAGACTATAGTCGCAGTTGACCCTTCAGTGTCGCACACCGACGATTCAGATGAATGCGGGATAGTAGTCTGCTCTAGAGATGACCAGGATGGGGGCATTGTTCATTGCGACCATACGGCGAAGCTCGCGGTCGATGAATGGGCGAGGAAAGCGGTGGACCTCTACCACGAGTTCGAAGCGAACGCGGTAGTCGCAGAAGTGAATCAGGGCGGGGACTTAGTGGATTCAATCATTCACAATGTTGACCCTACTGTCCCCGTCTACCAGGTAAGGGCTTCTAAGAGTAAGTTCGCCCGGGCAGAGCCTATCGCACAGCTTTACGAAGACGGGCAGCTGAGGGTCTCCCACAATGGCGAGATGCCCGAGCTTGAGGAAGAACTCACGACTTACGTACCCCGTACTGCTAAATACTCACCGAACCGTTTGGACGCCCTAGTCTGGGGTTTGACCTATCTTCTGGGCGACGGTGCAGATACTTTTGACATCGCAGGCGGCTAGGGGATTATTTTGGGACTGATAGAGCGTTTCGGCATTAAAGCATTTAGCAGCTCGACTACGAGACCCGCAGTAGTCTCGACCCCGGCTTTCAGAGAGGGATGGGTAGATATGTCTGCGAAGGACCTACCCCATGGCGAGGTTAAGGGAGCCGTCCTAGGCATTGATGACACGATTGCCAGGATACTAGACCTGGGTAATCCCAACGCCCTAGTATCGCCAGCCCAGTTTTTCAGGGCTTACAAAGACAGCTCTGCTGTCGCCATACCAATCAATCTAGTCGCCGAGAACTTTGCCCAGGTAAATCCGGTGCTTGAAAATATGGAGACGGGAGAGACCGAGCAGTCCCACGAACTCCTGGATCTACTGAGGCGGCCACACTCCCTATTCTCCCGCTCCCTGTTCCTGGAGACGATGGCAAAGCACTACCTTATCGCGGGAGAAGCACCGGTAGTCGCGCTTGGCGGTATAACGAAGCCACCAGCCCAGCTTCAGCCGATCAACCCTAAGAACGTCCAGGGATACGCGGATACATCGACCGGCCTACCGAGTGAGTGGAAGATCACAGGGAATGCCTTGAGCGGGGTCTACAAGACCAAACCCATCGACATGGGCCGCGTGTTTTCGATGGGAACAGACCGGGCGCTAAAAGTGATTCGGTCATTCTCGACCGAGGACGACTCACTACTGCGGGGACAATCAAAGCTAGTATCGGCGGCTAAGGATGTCTGGCAGCAGCTACAGGGGGCCGACTACAACTTATCCCTGCTGAGGCAAGGCGGTAGGGCGTCGCTGATCTTTCAATTCAAGAACGCGCTCAAGCCTGAAGTCTTCAGAGACAGACGAAGACAGATCATAGACCAGGCTGCGGGCGCCGATAATGCGGGACGGGTCATCGTTACCCACGGGGGAGAAGTTGACATCACTGAGGCCTCTGCATCCAGTAGGGATATGGAGTATCAGGCTGGTATGCAAATGGCCCGGAATGCTTTGGCGCAGACATTCAAAGTCCCAATTGTCTTAACTACCACAGACGCGGCCACCTTCAACAACTTTGAAAACGGGAAGTTGGCTCTATGGGACGACGCTATATTGCCAGTCGCAGGCACTCTGCTGGGTGACCTGGGAGAGTGGCTACTGCCTTTGTATGGAACCGACCCACGCGTCTGGCGATTGACCTTTGACAAAATGCAGGTCGATTCGCTGCGATCCAGGTTCCTCACCGAGCTGAAAGTCAGGATGGATCTAGGGGTTGAGTCGATCAACGAGATTCGCGCATCGCTTCCTGGATTAGATAGGGTCGAAGGCGGGGACGAGATACTGGTCTCTGGGGCGCTTACTCCCCTGTCGGCGGTGGTACTCGAAGTCGACGATGTGTTGCTGCCGCCGTCGCCGACTCCTCCATCACCGGCAGGGGTAGTAGTTGAGGCGGACGAGCCCGCACTGCTCGAAGACCTAGATGTCACTGACGGCTGAAGCGGGCCTTGCGCTCAAGCTAAAGTACGAAGCGGAGATGGCCGCGAAAGCCAGGGCGCTCGCGAAGGCCCTGGCGCTGAGACTTCGTAAGAGTCTCGCATCTGGCCAGGTGCCAGACTTGCGAGCGGCGGGCACAGAAGTCATTGAGCCGATGCTTCGCAAGCATTACGACCGGGTAGGTAGATCCTTTGACCACCTAGTAGGCGACGACTTGCCCGTCGATATCGCTCCCACCGAAGCCGAGCTGGCTGAAATACGAAAGACGCTAGACCGATTATTCGACGAACAGACTACCGAGTCCGCATCGATCGTCATGGAGAATACCCAGTCAGGAGTAGTCAGCGCGGTCGCCAGGGCTGGGCGCTTGATACGGGAAAGCGAGGATCTGTCAGACGCGGACCTGCCGACGCTAGCCTCAAACCTATTCCTCGCGAAGCAGAGTGGTAGGGCAACGATCCTGGGTAGATGCTCTACGCAGTGGGCGGCAGAGATATCTAAGTCTGTCGAGGTTTCGGTTCTGCTTGGGGAGCCCACCGCTGGGGTCAAGATGGACGCTCAGGGACTCAAAGTCTGGAGATCACAGGGGGATTCAAGGGTGCGAACCACTCCCTTCGACCACCTCTCGGCGGACGGGCAAAGGGTGCCTACCAACTTCTCTTTCACGGTAGGGGGCCAATCTCTGATGTTTCCAGGTGATCGCGCGCTGGGCGCTACCTCGGAAAATGTCCTTGGATGTCGCTGTAGCGCTATCTATGACGTCCCCAGTATCGCAGCGCTCAGGAGGATCATCG